AAATGGATAACCACCATCTGTTACAAAGATGTAATCAGTTTTTGCAAAACGAGGTTTCCATAATTGTTTTGATTTATTCATTGTAATAAAATGATTAATTATTTGTCTGGCTCTAGCATCTAAGGATACTTTTCTAATTGAATAGATATTTTTAGGCGATGATCTAATGGCCTCGCTTTTTAAACTACCATAAGAAGATAAAGAGGCATTTACATCAATTTCGGATTTTTGCTCATCATAATCTTGAACACGCAACGCTACCATTTCGCCAAATCGTAGTCCTGTTAAGGATTGAAATTCACATAACAGAGCAACAGTCGGATTGATAGCATCTAATTTAGTGAGTAATAATTTTAGTTCTTTTTGTGTCAAGAATTTATCACGTTGTCGTTGTACTTTCTCTACATTTAGTACAGGTTTTTGAAGTTCTAGATTATCAAAAAAAGAAATATCATGGATAAATTCCATACGACGAGCATATTTGAAAGCTTGACGTAGTAGACTAAAGATAGCTTTCGTATAGGAATAAGAGCGATTTAATAAAATAGAATCTAAAGCGTTTTGTAATGTATAGGTATTTATATTTCCTATAAGGATATCTGCTGGTATAATTTCTAAAATCTTATTTTTATAGATCTTATAATTGCGTTGAGTGGCTGGCTTCCTAAATGATTGTCTAGACTCAAGATATTTGGTAAGCAATGTATCTAAAGTCATTTCCATAGCGGTATTAGTGTTAGTTGCCGTATTAATTAATGCTTGCAATTCAATCTGTGCAGCCTTATGTGCTTGTCTGCTATTTGTTGCATATGTAACAGATACACGCTTTACTTTGCCACTATATGGGCAAGTATACCTCTCAAAAAATCTATAACGAGTTTGACCATCTTTTGTAGTTCGTGTTTCAACCCACATATAATGTCTCCTAGGTTAAAAATGGTATAAGAAATAAGCCTTAGAGGTATGGTATAATATAAATATGTGGTGTCTCTAAGGCATCAAGCCTCTATCTAGTAGTAGCTAGATAGGGGCATTTTTATTTTGTCTAATATTTTTATGTATATTGGACTATTAAAAAATATAGTCCAATATAATGCGATATATTAGATTAAGTTTTTAAAATAGTGTTTTTAAATACTTATTATAGGTTAAGTTTTAAAAGTGACGTTTTTAAAAACTTAGATAAGAATAAGTTTCTAAAAATGATTATTTTTTTACTTATTCTAAGACATCTACTAATTTGGTGAAAATAAAAATGCTTTTCCTTGGTGAACCTATTTTAGATAGATAACCTAAATCAGTTAGTAGATTTAATGTATCATAAACGGCATTTCTATTTAATTCAGTAGAATGAATAATATCTTTAGGGGTAACACGCAATTTATTAAAAATAAAATCTATAATTTGTATGTGTTCTGTTTTTTTCACATGTTCTATCATTTCTTTATAGAGAGAAATAATATTTTGGGCAGACTGAATATGAAGTTTGCTTTCTACTTCGACACCATAAAGAAAGAATGTAATCCATTCTCCCCATGCTTGATAATAGCTAGATGAGTCAATATCAGATTGAGAGATATTATGAAGACATTCTTTATATTTGTTGTCATTGGCAGCAAAATAACGACTGATATAAAAAACAGGATACGGGATAGAACCTTTAATAAATAGGTATAAAGGAATTAATAGACGTCCAACACGACCATTACCATCTTTAAATGGATGAATCATTTCAAATTGTGCATGTATAATTGCTATTGCTATTAAATTTGTGATTTCGTCAGCAGTATTAATGTAATTAACTAAATTCTCAATATATTCATTAGTTAGGTAAGGTGGCAAAGGTGTGAAATTACCAAGAGTATCATTTGCGATATAATTTTGTTCTGTTTTAAATTGACCAGGAGCTTTAGATGCACCTCGTACGTTATCAGATAATAATACTTTATGGAGCGCACAAATCATATTTTTGGTAATAGAAATATCTTTTTCTTTAAATTCTGCAAAAGCATATTGTATGGCAGTAATGTAATTTTCTATTTCTTTTATATCATTTTTAATGATATCAGTAGAAGGGGTGTTATTTAAAACATCTTCGATAGTAGCAATAGTACCTTCAATTTTAGAGGAAAGCACAGCTTCTTGCATGGTTAAAGCTGATATTAGAATCGTAGGGTTTGGTATGTTTTGTAAGTATCCAATAAATCGTGATAGTGATGAATCACCATTAATAGCACTCTGAATAAATGTTTTATTGGATAAAAAATAATTAGTGACATTTGTTATTGGTAATTTGGGGGGAATGTGAGGAGTAGGAAAATTTCTAATAGGCATTTTATTAACCTCCAAATATATTTATTAATAAAAGTATTTAGTACTACAGTACATGATGATAGAAATCTATTTCTTCAAGCAATTCGTTAGTAAGTTCTTTACGCCTTACCATATGCTCAATTAAATTAACATGATGATCTATATGAAAATCATCGTTAATGATATGCAGCAATTCATGTCTAATTTCATTACGCATATCTTCAATGGACATATTCTTACGGATGTAAATATTGTGAACACCGTCATCTTCCCCAGTAGATGAAATAGCTTTCACAGATGGAATATCACACTCAATAATATTAACAATCAAAATAACATCCCCTTATAATAGATCATTTATGTTTCAATTTGAGTAGTTCAATATATTCTACAGCTTTTTCCATATCCTCCTTTGAAATTCCACGTGATGCGGAGAATAATAAACGTGCAGAAGGACGAGTGCGAAGGTATTCAGCGTATTCAGCTGTTTCAGAATCAAGGTAATAACCTTGTGGAGTATCATCATTATCCCAACCGATTAACCATTCTGGCTTCACTTCTAATATGGGCGCTAATCTATTAATAAAATCAATAGAAACACTAGCGATTTTGCCAGATTCATATCTTTGCATATTACTTTCACTAATACCTAATCTTGCTCCTAGGTCAGCTAATGTTATGCCTTTTTGCTTTCTAATGGTTTTTATTCTTTCTCCTATTTCTTTATTTATTGTATTTCTTTCATCGATACTCATAATATGCCTCCAAATAAGAATCGCCCTTACAAACACATATTACAATAAACTTGAATAAAATTCAAGAAAAATTATAAAACTTTTATAAAATCTTGCATAAAGCGATTGACAAGTTATTTTTATAGGCTTATTATGTAATCAGAAACTTGCATAATATGCAAGGAAAGTGAGGTGAAAAGATGAAACTAGAAAAACTGAAAGGATTATTGGTAGAACATAAGAAAACATATGCAGATTTAGCAGAGTTATTAGGTGTATCTATCACAACCATTAATAGTAAGATGAATGGGAAAACGCAGTTTGATGTAGTAGAGGCTACAATGATTAGTGATTGGCTCGAATTAGACTGTTCTAGTCGAGTTGATATTTTTTTACATAATAACTTGCATAATATACAAGTTATAGGTTAGAAGAGGTGAAATAAATGGATAAAAGTGTACAGCCAATAAGTATTGATGAGGCATTAATACTAATGACAGAAAAAATTAATGACATCGAACAAGTTATGAACAGAATACGAATAAAAGATGAAAAATATTCAAAAGAGTTTTGGGAGGAAATTCAAAATGCCCTTATTACACTAGCAGTAATAAAGGCACTTGGAATTGGCAAGAAAAGTGAATTTTATTTAGGGGCTATTAGAAAAGTGGTTATTGAATTGAGAACTGCAGAGAGTAAGGGTTGATAATCTTTGATTTTATCACTAATTGAAGAAAGTATACCTTTTTCTAGTGGTGCACCAAGTTCAATACGATCGTATAGCGGTTTTAATTCAGTCAATAGAATTTGTTTTTCTTCATCTGAATATGGCGAGTTATCAATAATATTTTGGATATCAGAGTAGCTGAAAGTATTGTTGACGGTATTAGATGAGTTATTATTGCCGACAATACCAAAATTAGAACCATAAATATTTGTAACATTTGATGTAGCGACAGGTGTAGAAATATCCTCTATTGCCCTTATGCCTTTTGAAGTGATTTTTAAAGAAATTGGAAAACCACTCGTTGGTGCAAAATTAGAAACATAACCAGAATCTCTAAGATAATCTACTTGCATTTCTAAATCATGATATTTATTTGGGAGTAAATCCAATAGATAATCATGGCTTAAACTGAATGATTGGTTTGTTTTACAACAGTGATATATTTCTTCAAGCAGTTGCATTGAATCGGTATGTATAGACATTATAATCACCTCCTTTCAAGGTCATTATAGCACTGGAAAAGGGGAATAAGGAGAAAATCAAATGAAAGAAATAAAAGAAAAACTACACAAAGTAATTTTAAAAAGATTAGATATGGCAATGAATGAAACAAGTTATACAGATCCATATATTGTTCCATACATTGAACTATATGAACGCTTAGAAAAAAAAGAGTGCTCCACTACAAGCAGAACACTCTAAATAATCAATTCTTATTAAGTTGTTTGTGATATTCCTTTAGTGCTTCAACGATTGCAGCCGTAATAGCACTTGGAACATCGGTACCATTTTGGATTGTTAGTGCTTGAGCACGAGCAATAGCATCGATTTTTGAAAAGTCGATTTTCATATACTCACCTCCTTTTGAGAAGAGTATAACATGAGAGATAAAAATTGAAGAGGTCATACAAATGAAGAAGATCATTACAAAGGAAGTTCAAGAAGAAGTAAAGCAAATGATCATTGCAAGCGTTAAGAAATATGGATTAACAATTACAAACATACAAGAAATTATGGAAGAAGTAATTGAACATATGAATGATAATGCCACATTAGAAAAATAGAGCCCAACAAAAATGTTGAGCTCTATAGGGAGGTAATAAAAATGAAAGAATTAAAACAACCAATGAATGAATGGCAAGTACAGTTAGTTAAAGATTTATATAAAGATCCAACTGTAATGGAAGTAATTTCCTTATTAAAACAAAAAGAAGGACTTACATATGCAGGGGCAAATGAAATCCTTCTTAGTGTATCTACTGTATTAGAGTATGAAGCTACTTATCTCTCAAAGTTACCGTTGCATAAAGAACAGTAATAGGTTCACATTCATCAACAAATAAGAATGGAACAGAACGGTTAGAGTTTACAAAAATAACATTGTTTAACATGTTAGGGAGCTTTGAAAGTTGTTTTTCATCAAAATGAGAAATGAAATCGACATATAAAAAGCGGTTCAAGAAGTAAGCCGTATCATGGGAAAGCCAATTGACTAATGAAGTACGGATGTTATGAGTTTGTGGGAGTTGTAATAACTCAAGCAATTTATCATATTCAATTGGCTCAAGTGAACGAGGCTTAAAATTATTTTTGTAATCTGGCGGAATGATTGGAACATATGGATCATCAGCATAAATTAGCGATTTACATGTAATCAATTCACCATGAAGCTTACAAAGGAATTCTACTTCATAAAATTCATCAATTGTAAGTGCTTGATAGATTGCAAATTCTAAAGCTTGTAACTCTTTAATTGTTTTAGTCATAAATTAATCTCCTTTTAAGGTCATTATAGTACTAAGAGCGGATATAACGAGGAATACATATGAAGAAAACAAAGAAGAAAAGAAAATTACCACGTATAACAATCAAGATACATGGTGATTTAAATATGGATAAGTTAGTTAGGTTGTTTAAAATCGCCAATGGAAACTGCAATTACTGATGCAGTACTTAATACTAGTGAACCAAGATGTTGAGTACCTTGTGGAGTAATCCACTGAATATCTTTTAACAAGATAGAGTTTGCATCAAATATCATATGGCGATTTGTATCAGGGATAAAATTTTCATTGGCAGCTTTTTCTGCACCAGCTAAAAACTGGTAAAGAGTTTTTGCCTGTAGATCTGTATCATCACTAAAAACAGGCAATGCAGATAAGAAGCCGTTTGCAGTAAGAAGTAATAGTCTATTGTCTTTTAATTCTTCCATGTCTAAAGACATAGCAAATGCAATTATCTTTTTATGCATATTCATAATATCACCTCCTTTCAAGGTGATTATATCAATTCTGAAAAAAAGATGAAATAGAAGAGGAGTCATTAATGCTAACAATTCAAATAGAAGGGCCTATGAAGATAATGATTGAGAATAAATTCATGGACGCTTATGAGCGAGCATCTAATGCTAAGCGAGAACTAGAGCGTGAACTTGTAGAGTTAGAAGAATTAGGAATGAAAGTTGATGTAGTTTATTTATCTAGTAAATAAAGAAATGCAAGGAGTAGTAATGGAAAGTGTTCAAAGTATCCAACCCAAATATGTGCCTGTTAGCGTCCTAGCAAAAACATGGGGGCGCAGTAAGATGTACATTTATAGGCGGATTGACATGATCCGCAATGAAGGTAAGTTTGACCAAATATGCTTGCAGTTGGGGCCGCAGCAAACTTTAGTTAATGTAGATAAGTTTGAAGTGTGGATGAAAGGGCAGCATATGAAGTGGCTAAAGGGGGCATAAGAAGATGAATATTATAAATCTAATTACAACTGTGCAATGGTGCTTAGGGGTATTGGGATTAGGCCTATATTGCGGAATTGAGCAAGCAGAAGGATGGCAAATATTAATTAATGTAGTGCTAACACTAACAACTGGTATCACAATTTGGATGTTAAACAGAGTTAAGGAGGTGATAAGTTATGATGCTCAAAAAAGAAAAAGCAATGGATCTACTAATAAGATATTTAAAGTTCACTAAAGAAGAAGCTGAAATATTGAAAGAGTCTATTACAAGCATAACTGTAAATAAC